TACTATATGTGCCTAATGCTGCTGCACCAAATGATAACGTTGGAAGTTTTACTACGTTTGCTCCTAAAAACTGAACTTTAGGTGCTTCTAAATCGGCCGTTAAACTTGCTGCCTTATAGACTGCGTTTAAATTGGCTGGATCTGCTAAATATTTTTCTACTAATGCTATTGTGTTTCCCATGATTTAATTCTCCTTATTTTTTTATAGTTTTCCTATTTTTTTATAGTTTTCTTAATTTTTCTTGCATCTCTTTGCTCGTAACTTCAACCTTGCTTGATGATCCACCAATCACGATTTTGTTATTTACTTTTGTTAAGTTTAAACTCTCAAATACCTCTTTAGCAGAATCTTCGATATTCTTATCTACTGTTACTCCTGCTTTTACCAATGTTTTAAAATGGTCTTTGAAAGTTTCAGGAACATCATATTTACTTAATATCAATGTTTCCTTTGTTAATTCATTCTCTGCTACTACTACTGTGTGCTTCGCTTCCAACTCTGTATACTTCGTTTGTATACCTTCGAGTTCAGTTATCTTTACCAATTTATCTTTAGCTTCCTGAACGTTAGCAACTCCGATGTCTTTAAGTATGCTTCCTTTCGCTGTGCTTGATAGGGATTGTGTATATTTATCGAACTCTTCCTCTGTTGCAAATGCTTTATACGGAGTGACAGGTGTTTGCGTATTTTCATTAACAACTGGTGGCGTTTCTACTGGTGGCGTTTCTACTGTTGGTGTTTCTACTGGTGGCACTACATCGCCATCGGCAAATAATTGAATATCTAATTTGTTCATTTGTAATCTCCTTTGATAGTTTTCTGACTTGTCGGTCTTTTTTGTGATAGTTTTGAGTGTCTTAATCAGGACACATTATTTATCGAAAGGAATATTGTTTCCCCACCGTAAGTAATCTTCATAAACTCTTTTTGTGTCTTATCATCAAATATAACTTCTTTCGTTCCTTTCAGATACATCATCTTTACTATGTTATTCATCTCCTGTGCTATTTGTTTAAATAACTCTGTATCATCTATGGTTAAATCATTTGGAAGCGGTAGAGAGCCTATTTTAGCATACTGCTTTGTTTTGCGTATGTTGCGAATAAAGTATCTTCCCTTCGAATTAGCTTGAAGCATTTTATCAAAGTATGATGCAAAACCATAGTATTGATAATATGAGCCATTCCAAAATCTTATGAATAAATCTTTCTCATCCTTACCTATTGCAGATATAAACGAGCTTGACACCCATTGTAAATCCCATTCAGCAAGTTTTTGCTTTTGTGCTGCACTTGGATTTATTCTTCTCGGCATACCTTCACGATTAGAAATGTTCTTATCATATAATAATATACTGCCATCATCTCTTACTTCGCCTATGCTTGTAGTTCTCAACCTAATTCATCGCCTATAAGTGGTGTGCCTTGTTCTATCTTGATATTCTTTAATATCTCATCTTTCTCTTCTTGAGTATATTTTGAATATCTTAAAGCGTGTTCTACTGCTCTTCTATTATCGTATACGCCACCATTTAAAGCCTTGACTGCATCATCAACTCTTTCGTTAAACGTTTGATTGTTATATACAGGAAACTCTATCATATACTTATAATCAAATGTATCATCTATTTGATACATAATTGTGTCATCATCTTGTTTAGTTTGTTTTGCGTTTTCTAATGAATTGAATATCATTCCCACTCTATACGTTGTCTGTAAGAACTTATCCCATAGTTTAATCTTATTTGATCTAACTATAATTGTAGAACGTTCTTTAATTTCTAAACTTACCCCACTAGCATTTGCTGAATTGGCTTCCAAGTTTGCTGATGTATATGATATACCTATCTTTAACCAACAATTTTTTACTTCTTCTTTAATTGAAGCGTCATATTGTTGTAGCTTTAATTCAGGTAAATCACGTTCTGGTTTATTTAGATTAGTTGTTGATTCATCTCCACGTGTAATTATTGTATCAAGCTCAAACTCTTTAGGTATAATCTCTTTACTTTCATCATCCTTTTTAAGAAATCTATCAGACATCGTAATCATTGGTCTTGCTCTACGAATGTATAGATTCTTTTGTGAATACAATTCATCAATCATATGGAAAGTATCTGTAAGTCCTTCAAAATCGCTTCCACCGTATTCTGTTCCGCTAAAGTATGTTGTAGTTGTTCTATTCTTCTTGAACGTTGCTAACATAACAGGAATAGGTGTTACACCATCTGACGTAATAATAATATCTTTATAACCTTCTTTTAATTCTTCTAACGTGTCTACTGGAACTTGCTTCTTTAAATTACCTGCACTATCACATTCCCATAACTCATATTTAATATAGCCTTTGCCATAATGTGATTTGAGTAAATACTTTTTCTTATCTTGAACATAACTATCTTCAAATATGATTTCTTGTATTCTTCCAAGTATTGAACTTAACTTAAATCGTTCAGCTGGGTATGGAATGAATATCGCATAATCAGATGCTTCTTTATTGAAAACTATCTTATATGCTAAGCTACCTGAATACGTTTCTAACATGACTGATGTTTGATATATCTCATCCATATCATTATCATCTAACGTATCTTGAAGTATTTGTGTGATTTCTTTAGATTTATTTTCATCTTCTTCTGTTTTCTTTTCATCACTATATACTACTACATTGATGTCCAATTTTTCTGCAAATATCAATGACTTCATAAAGTTCATTATAATATCTGCTGTTGGGAAATGTAATTTAGGCACATTGTTTATACCTCTTACCCATTCCCAGAACAGTTGTCTTGATGTGGAATCATATTCTCCAGGAACTATATTGTATGTTCCATAGAACTTCAATAGATCAATAGGGTTACCACCTGCCCACACTTCATATTCCTTTTGCTTAAAAAGAAGATATTTAGGAAGCATAATTTCCTTACCAGGCACTTCGTATTTAAACACATTTAGTGCTTGATTAAGTTTAATGTCTATTTTCTTATCCATATAATTACCAAACCATCCCATCTGTTAATCTCCTTTGTATAACGATAACTCGTATCTATAAGCCGATATAGCGTATTCAACCAAGTCAATGTTATCTATCATTGTTCCTTCTGTCGGTACATCATATCTAACATATTTACCTTTTATAGATTGTTTAGCATCATATTGTGCTTTCTTATAACTTTCTATTGTTGCCTTACAAATATCATAAAAACGCAATCGCCCTGTATATAATAAATTAAGTCCTGTTTTAATTCTATCATTTATCTCATCTTTGATTGCGTGTCTTAAATCGTGGTGCATACCATGTTTATATTTAACTCTCTCATACTCACGCATAAAAGTTAAATCTAAATCACTATATACATCTCGTGGTGCTTTTTGCATAATCTCTTTAGCACTCTTGATAAACTCTATATAGTCGATTACATAGTCTAACGGCATTTTAACTGCGAAACCTACTAAACCTTTATTGCGATGATTGTAATCTTTTATAACATCTATATGCTTCCAACCACGTGTTATACCTATCACACCGAAACCAGTTGCACTTGCGTTCTCTCCTGGATCAGCTACTATTACATAACTTACATAATCACTTGCATTGAAACTATCATATGGAATGATGTTATAATCTCTAACTCTATATATCAATCCTTCGGCTGATACTCTCATACCCATTATATCTCTTTGATATTCTATGCTGTCTGGATCATACTCTGCTTTTATCTCATCTATTCTTGCTTGTGTCATAACAGGGTTATCTTCCATTAACTTATCTATATAGTTTAATGTGCCTGCTTTTTCCCATCTGTCTATCTGTTTATATACATCATGATTTGGATCAGTTGGATTCATATCTACAAAGTGATACCGATGTTGTGATAACATAGTTCGCTTTAATAATTCATTACGTGTGTTCTTGTGTAGTAACTCCCATTGAGTCGCTATAACCATACCGATTGAGAATCCTTTATATGGCTCATGTGAACTTGTAGCGTTACCTCCTACTGCTAATACATACTTGATAGGATGTCCACTCTTATGCTTAGGTAGTATAATTAAACAATCTATGTTATCATACTTGCCTTCGAATACTCGCTGTCTGAATTTTACTTTCTCATTATCTATTAACTCTGTGCGTTCTTGCCAATCTGGGTAGTGCTTAATACCTAATCCATCACCTTCAAATAAAATAGTCTTTGCTGATGATTGAACATAACCTACTGCTAAATGTACTATATCTTTACTCTCATCAACTTCTCCACAGTACATAATTATATTATCGGTTGTCTTGGCACTTCTAACTGGACCATGTGATACATTGAATGTTTTTAAGTTTTTGATATATGCCATTGTTTTATCATTAGGTTTTTTAAACTTATTAACAAACGAGTTATTGCTATATATCTTTTTCATGCAGAACATCCTTAAAAGTCGGTGCTATATTATCATTTGTTTCTAAACTAACTTCTGCTTTATGTTTCCATGTGTCAGTCATATTAGTTAGTATAAAGAATTGAGATACTTTATCAGGTGCAATGGTTTTATTTACTATACGGCGTTCCTTTAAATTACCTTCGCCATCATAGACTTTAGTTTCAATAAGTTCTTTAGCATTGCCCCATGCTAAATCATACATTGCGTTCTCGGTTTTTTTAACTATGCCATCTACGGTTTTTTTATATACCGCCGAAAATTCTTCTACTTCATTTTTATGTTTTCTTAACGTGCTATCTGCTATACCTAACATCTTTGCTATACGCTCTAAAGGTATACCACTCATATTTAAGATTTGTATTTCTTTCAAATACGGCTCTATGTTAGTTATATATTTATTTGGTCGTGCCACATTCAACACCTCATTTCATTTTCACATGTATGCCTTATAGCTAATTATAACCGAAATGCCTGCAAATATGCAACCACATAAAAACTGCGTTCTTATTTATAATTTTTATACGGATACATGGTTCGCAGGGTTTAGGGCTGTTTTACTAGAACTATTTCCATACCTAGGTATAGTCACGAAGTTATAACAAAAACCCCCTAAACTATACAAACCATACGCAAAAAAGGAGGTATTTAGAAGAGTGATGCAGGGTTGCGCAGGGTTGAAAAAAGGGTAAAAAGGGGTATTATATATATATATATATATATAATAAAAAAATAGCTCGCATAGTTCGCATAGTTTAGAGGCGTTTTTAGCAAACTATTTTGAAAAGGGGGTTATTTTAGGGTATTTGCGATAGAAATAAACTCATTTAATGTGTAAACAACCTCAGCGGTAAACCCCCTAGAGCGTAATTCTGCAATAAATTCGAGCTGTTCAGCTGTTGGTTTTCTCGGATGAATCTTGGTTTCTATGTAAAATGCTATGCCTGTATCGGTTAAAATTGTTAAGTCAGGCCAGCCCTTTGGCACGCCAGTATTGAAATATGAACCGTCAGACATACGGATTTTAGCCACGTTAATATGGAAGCATAACCAGTTACGAGTGCCACACTCGATGCGTATTTCGTTCGATAAGCGGTGTTCTGGGGTCACTTTTTAAGCCACTCGATAAGTAATATCTCGACACGTAATGATGTAATCGTACGGTTTAATACGCCTGATAATAACTGATAACTGATTTCTAACTCGTCAGCTAATTGTCTCTGTGTCATATTACGAGCAAGTAATTCTGATTTAATTTGGTCGATGGATTCCATATAATAGTTTCTCCAGTCTGCGTTTCTTATATTTTTTCTGTGTCGATACTTCTTGGTTGATTCCATAATGATGTTTTATTGCCTCGATGGATAACTCTAAATCTGCAATTAAATCTGTCAGCTCATCTTCATGATATAATAAATGATATGATAATTTGAGACTGCGTTTCACGAGTTGATCACGTTGATAATTGATACCTTGTTTATCGTATAATATGTTACGTTTCATTTTGTTACCTCATCGTGTATGTTGCCTATGACTTCTAAACTATTTTGATAATATCTATAAGCACCAATTCGTGTTGAACCGTATTGCATTTCTAATTCTTCTTCATTCCAAATTACAGGATTTATTTCATCT